GTTAACGACATACTCGTACTACTTTGTTTTACTTAGAATATTTTCCATGGTGCCCGGGGCGGGACTTGAACCCGCACAGCCATAAGCCGAGGGATTTTAAATTCTACGCCAAATGCATAAACACCAATACGTTAGCGTTAAATCTCCTAAAATAAGCATTAAATAATTAATTTAAAAATCAGTGTATTACGTCATGGTCGAATTTACGGAATAGGACCGATATTTGACTAAAAATTAATGGCTTTAAGCCGCAGACCAGAATTGCAGATTGGTCAGAAAAAAGGTCTCAAATTAGTTCGGAAAAATTTCTCTCAATGACGGATTACACCGAAATAACCGACATTATCCAGAATGGGACTTAAGGAATTTTCCCAACAACTGTGTGATTTTTCAGATTGTTTTGTTTTCTCTAACTTATTGTCAAAACTAATTCGTACTCCAATAATCATTAATGTACATTCCCTTATAAAGATTTGTTGATCTGAAATTTTGCATAGAGAAAAACATTACGCCGGTTGAGGATGCAGCAAAAATTGGGTACCACAATCGCTGGCTGTATAATTTATATGCCCTACTCGGGCATTACTGAAAGATTAAAAAGGAATAAAAATGTCGACAAAAACATTCTATTTTTCTCGATGGGCCGACATGCGAGCTGAAGGTGTTGGTGCTGTACATGCCTCTTTCTCATTATCTATTAATGTAACTGAAGATAATGTTAAAGAAGGAAAGAGAATGTATTTATCAGCATCGCTGGTCTGTAATGCTGCTAAGGCCTATGGTTCCGGTAAAATTGTTCCCTGGTGTACAATAAAAAATAATATAGATAATAAAAAATATGTTTTAGAGAGTAATGGGGAATCTTTTATTCTCCGTCATGATGAAGTTCTTATCGGCAGCAGTTCATTTTTAATACCTTGTAAGAAAAACATACTCCCCGTCTTAGATATAGAAGCTGGGTATTTTTTACATACAGGTTATACCGGAATAATCAGGCCATTCCCTGGCAGTTTGACCAGACAAATCACATTAAATAAATTTTAGGATAATTTATTATGAAAAAATCAGTTAAATTATCTGTAGCAATATTTTATTTATTCCTGTGTATACCCGTTTTTTCTCTTCCTATTTTTAATGAGAGTCTGCCTGCAGATGACCCCACGCAGGAAGCGGTTCTACTTGTGCAGAAATTAATAACATCTGAAGATAGTGAAAAAAGTGAAATTTTCAAACAGTTTAAAAATCTGTTAGATGAAAACCCAGAAAACATTAATGTCAGAAAAATGTACACAAATAGCCTACTTGCTGATAGATACTATGCAGAAGGGCTACAAGAACTTGAGATACTCAACAAAAAGCATTTCACCCGAACTGACTTATTGACTGAGTGCATGGTAAAAGAAAGATTAGGGAAAAAAGATGATGAATGCTACAGGCAGGTTATTCACCTCTCAGAACAACAACAATCGATTGACTCCGATTACTTGACTGCACTTTTTTTCGCTAATGATAAACGATTCGAACCTTTAAAAAATCGCTTGATTAAAGAGGGAGTATTTAAGGAAAGTGACTTGTTAATATTCACCTTAAGCAAAGAGACGATGTTACGAGAGTTCTATCCATAGTTTATGGGTACCGGAAAATTACAGTCTCAACAGTACCAAACATTGAGTATTCGGCTTATCAGGTTTGGTAGGCAGTCAAACAGGTACTCAGTAGCTCTGATTAGTAACTCAATCAGAGCTATCTATTGTATTTAAATCGCAAATGGCTGATAAAAATTTAAGTAAATTAAATAACAAGGAAAGATAATGAAAGGAATATTATACAATGTGTTATTCTCAACAATTCCATTTATTGTTATTGTTTTATTTTCAATGTGTTATTTGGAATTTTTCCCTAATCACTTTGGTAAGCTAACATTGGTAACAATAATGATTGTATTTTTCGTATCATGTAAAATGATGCCTAATAAATATATTTGAAAATTTCACACAGGCGTCAGCCATTTCTTTCTTATCTCTTATTGCTCTCTTGTCCATCCCTCCCCTTATAACATGCCCCCTCTAGAAGTGGAGTTCCCCTATCATCTGACTACCGGCAAACCAGAAGTTTGCTGAAGACAATATAAAAGTAAGATTCGCTGGCAAGTTAACGATACTGTTATTCAGCCGGACCAGCAGGCCAAACAGGTACCCGGTAACCCTGATTAACCGCTTCGATCAGGAGCCAGTAAGGGATATCAGGCAATTCAATTCGTGGCCAGTTCTCCTGTGTCGGCCACGTTTTAAACGCTAAACGGGTTTCGGCTAATTCACGCCGTTGTTCTGATGTCAGTGGCATATCATCAATCGAGTAGTCGCTGACCATCATGGGATCAGTGGCTTCGATAAAGGCATCTCTGTACCGGCGAGCAACGGCTGCTACTCGGTCCTTATCTGTTACCCACCGGGTACCATCCCATTGATCAAAGGTTGTTGTTGGCGCCAGTTCGGTGGTATCTGCCGGATAGTCGCCAATCTCACTCAGGGTAGTGGTCGCACCGGTTATTGTGCTATAGCGGGTTTCCCCCCGGTGATCAGGCAAATATTCCCACTGGCTATTATCGGCACTACGGCACACAGCAAAACCTTTTTTGGCTTTGAGTGGCTTATCTAAATAGGTATTGGCTGGAATGCCGACGCCCTCGGCCAAATATTCTTCCACACTGGAAAGATACTCTCGGCTATCAGGATGAATATTAAATACAGTTACCCAACCTGCAAGTTGGGCCTGGTTGCTTTTATTCAGTACCGCCGGGGTTTTAATTACTGTCGTCATTATCTTGCCCTCACAATGTAGTTAAATGCAATGTTACGAGGCCGAGTAGACAGGTAGGCATACCATTCGTAACGTATTGAACTTACGCCAGCAGTGATCCATCGTTTCCCGTTAATACTGACCCACTGAGTATTGGTGAGTTGATCGCCAAAACCACTACTATATAAGCCGATAGAGCTAATATCGCCGGTATCGTTATCATCATAACCGCCCACAACGGTCCCTTCCTGAAAGCTTAATAATCCGCGTCCCGGATCAGCCAACTTTCCATCATCCCAGCCGCGAATAAACTCCCCGCGCAAATCGGGTAAAACACCACGGGTATAGACAGATGCTAGCTGAGGAAATTGCGCTTTATTGAATGTAGCACCATTACATTTTAGCCACCCTGACGGTGGGATATGAGCTGGCCACGGCATAGGAATTCCTACTGGGGCGACATCATTCCCGATTTGGATCCAGTCACTCCACGGGCCATTACCATTCCATACCCCCATTAAATTACGGACATATTTTCGCCCGGTATAAAATGGGGTATATTCCTGCTGAGCACCGTAAGCTGAGGGGCGTACAACTAATGAACCAGCAATAGTAATGGGGTAATTTCGGTCTAAAGTGGCAAACACATCCAAAGCTTGCACATAAATACCGAGTGCATCTTGACCTAGGCTATTGAGGTTAATTTCGTCTAAAACAGAGCGAAGCTGGAAGGCATTTACTATCCGTGAATCTCCGCCTGATGCAACGGTATCATTCGTCGTTCCCACATCCCGTTTCGCTGCTTCCTTTAAACCAAGGTTTGTAAGAGCCTGCGCAACGGCAGCAGGCCCCGCAGCTGCTATTTCCGAAAAGTGATTGGCTGTCTGCAAATAGGTATTGGCATTTTCTTTACGCCACACGCCAATATCTAATGCGCCTGTTGGCTCTATCCCTGAGTTTTCTACTAATGCGAGATAGTGATTACCACCATGATTGACTCTCGCACCTACCTGATAGGGTGCATCAGCAAACCAAATCAACTGACCAAGGTTTTGCAATTCCTGTAAGGCCAAATCGACCCGGTTATGCCACCAGTTCTCCCATTTAGCCTCTGGGGGATCCTCTGATGCTCCCCCTGCCCAACCTCGAGCAATCAGAGCATCACCGGGGCGTTCAAATTGAACAGGTACACTGGCCCACGGTTTATTAAAACTCTCCTTTCTCGTCATATAAGCTCCAATTATATATAAGCGCCGTTACCGTACGGTTGTGCATCGAATGTGCCTTTATAGGCAAAGGGATGATGATTAAGCCGGATCTGTCCCGCGTTGACGCCTTGTGGCCTGGGAATTAAATCAAACAGGTGGACGATTACTAATATATTGGCCGGAATGGGTTTATCGACCCAGATAGTCTTGATGGTCATGTCCTGCCCATCAATAACGGCGGAACTGACATCCAGAATGTAATCAGCGGCTGTTTTGATTTCATCCAATGTAGCATTGCTGTTGTTTTTCTGGATTTTGGCTTTAATTAATACACGATAAAGATAATCTGATACGGGTACCTTACCGATTTGTTCATGTGGTGCTTTATACGACGCGACATTATAGGGCTGTGCACCACCAGTGCCGTTATAAGCAAATACTGATAAATAATCATTGCGGATAAGTGGCCGCTCAGTAAATCCAACAATACGGCCACATATATCCAGTTGGGCGCCCTCACCATTATCAATATCCAGCAGGTTATTTATTTTGGTGATCTGCTCTTCCAGAGAAGATTGACTGATAGCCGGTAAGATACCCAACCATTCAACTAATTTCGGTGCATTTTTGTATTGCAGATAAATTCGTGACAATGCTTTTTTATGGTGGTTATACATAGACCACCTCGATATTTTCGGCACTAAATATGCCTAACTGGTTAAAGGCGATCCTCACTACGCTATTGCTGGCCTGTTCGATAGTGGTGCCTACAGTGATTGCATTGACAAAGCCATTACCAGCCACCAAATGATTGACAGGGGTAAATAAGCGGCCAGCTCCAATATTTTCACCAATTTTAAAGCCCAGCTTAGAAAACCCATTGGTCTGATCAAAGCCAGTAATGCTGTACTCAACAATGGCCTGCTTTATTTCATCGTCAATGAATTCAGCATTGCTGACAACCTCTACCTTTGCATAAACCGGTACCAGTTGTGGGCGAAAGAAGGTTACGGTGATCGGGTTACCTTTTGGTGTAACAGTATCCAACGAGATTTTATTGGGAAATGTGTTGTAGCGGTTCAGCCCGCAGCCGGGGCTTTTATTGGTTGCGATACTGCAGATCACATCCTCAATGCTGCCACCATCAACAAATATCGCCATTGAGTGGCCGAATATCCCATTCTCATCCGCTTGATCCTCAACGTTTTCATAGATACGCGCCCGTTTAACATCCTCAATATTGACCAGTGCCGCATAAATATTATCAATCTGGTTTGATCCTGGTAACGCGACTGACTCATTGCGTCGAATGCGAAACGCATTATTGGTTTCTTTATCCAGCCCCATTGAAGCCGTCGCGCCATTAGTCACTGCTGTAATACCGCCGATGGGGGTCGCGATGATTGTCAGGTTATCGCTATTAGCCCCCTGCGCTCCAGCCAACGTACAAGTGGCGTTAACCGTCGCATTACCTGCCGCGTCGGTGACAATATCACCATCGGTCGCCCATAAAGTATTGGTTACTCTGTTTCTGATTAATGTTCCGGCCCTGACAGGGGTAAAAGCGATACCGTGAAAATTAACGGTCACGGTTGAATAGGTCGCACTTTTGCGTTTGATTCCAGCAAATGCGGCGATGCGATCTAATTGTTGGTCAATCGCTGAATGGGGATCTGCGGCGTGATAGGCATTAATCACCGCTTCATCCAAATTGGCTAATACCTCACACCAAATAGCGATTGCCAAACCATCCGGTGATTCCGGATTAATATTCCAGCCATCATCAATAGCAAGATAATGCTGGCGCATGGTATCCAGATATTCACTCAACGTAGTGCCAGTAACTCCGTAACGATTAATGGTTGCCATCAGAACAAATCCTCAGTCAACAGGAAATCAAATGCATCGTTATGAATATCGATCACAGCAGCAAATACCGTAATTTTACGATTCTTCATATCCAGATCCATTTCAAAGCGGTTAATGGTCAGCACACCTTTGGCTGCCAGCAAGCGCTGCTTAATGTTGGCTTCGGCAATATCCTGCGAGGTTTTACCCAATATGCTTTGAAACCACGGCGTTCCCTCGGTAGCATTCAAAAAATACTCTCCGAGAAATAACCGCAGGCAGCAAATCATGGCTTGCCGGGTTGCCTCTTTGCCGGTGGCAAACTGGGTTCCATGGGTAATAATATCGCCATTTTGGTAATTGCGGATCATCGTGCCTCCAGAAACAAAAAGCCCCAGCATTAGCCAGGGCGATAACAGGTAGGAGCAAATCTGAGTAATTAGGTTATTGCGGCCCATCAGTGCGATCATTGCCACGCTGTACACCGCCGTGGTCATGTTCACCAACCTCCAGATCACCAACTGCCAGGCCACCTTGTGTTACCTCGGTACGACCATTCAGCATGGTTTGCCCATCATTGGAAAACTCAGGGCCGCTGTATCTCATACCAGATCCGGTGAGTACCAGTGTGGTACCTCCGGCTACCAGTTTGATTTCACTCTCAGTGAGATGAATGCGCACACCGCCGCTTTTATTACTAAAACCGATGCCATCCGTCGGCAAGCCAGCGATAACGGTTTGTTGGGAACGGTAGCCAGGGGCAAAGAAAGCATCTGATGGATTAAACATTCGGGCATCCAGTGGGGCAACTGGCCCCCCTTGACTCAACCAATTGTCGATAGAACGCTGGCTGAAATGGATATAGCCCTCCGTACCCGTCGGTAACTCGTGAAAAACAGTCCACTCAGCACTACCGGAAAAGTGCACGGGCACATGTTCAATCAATGGCAGTGTGATGAACTGGTTGTCGCCAATGTGCCGTTGAATACCGCATTCCACTACAGCACGCTGTAACCTTGAGTTATAGCTAATGACCTTGCCGGGTATACCGATCATCAGATCATGTATCATGGTTTGTTTTAACATCATTAGCGTGGTATAGAGTGGATTACTCTCAATCATAATGACCTCAGAGAGTACGCCATTGACTGATCAGCGTGGTTTTCCATATATCCCCCCAAAAAGTCCCCTCATGGTATGTTCGTAACACATTAAACTGACCCGTCTGTTGCTGAATATTCGCCAGATTATTGAGATCGGTGTTATACATACCACTGAAGTTAATCGTCCAGAAACTGGACGTTACGTTAATCACATCGGCTGGCTGGATCTGATGATTCATTTTAACGTCAATCTCCATCGTATTGAGATACCAGCGGGGTACACTTTCCATACCATTCTTCGCAGTTATCTCATGGGTTGCCCATGTTCTGGCTGCCCCCTCTCTGGCTAATAGCACCCGTGATGACGTGATCATCCAGTAATATTTCCAGTCCTCTTTCATGCTGTCTAGAATATAGCGACATAAGCGACCACCGGAATTATAGGAGGTGGTAAAGCGAGGCAGATCTGAAAAGTCGCCAATCACTTCAACATCAAGACCAAAAGCCGCCGCAACATCTTTTAGCATTTCAATAGCCGGGGTATTGGTTCCCCATGTTTTAAAAATCGTCGTATTCCATGTCAGACCAATAGTGCGGCAATACAGTCGCAGGCAGGTATTGACGCCCTCTTTGACCACTTCAATATTATGTATTTGCCCACTGAATATCGTGCCAATATTATCGCCATAACCTGCTTTCAAAATCAGGCGGCCATAGCGTTTTTCTTTATCGTCATAGCGTTGGATTAATGCACGAGTGCGAGCTGAAATACCGTAAAGGGTAATTCTGGCGGTTGCATCAACATTCTGCGGTGTATTATCTACAGCAAAGCGTATCTCCAATGGTGGCTGATACGTCAGCTCATCACCACTGACCAGGGTAATGGTTAGCTGGTAATTTCGGCCAAAATAGCTACTCATTATAGGGGTACCATATCAGACGGTTACTGATGCCAAGATTAGCGATAGTTGGTGTATCCCCGTCTAAAACCAGAGGACCAATATCCGTATTTAACCCGGCCAATAAATTAACACCACTATGTAATGCACGTCCCAATACAACAGGTTCTCCCTGTTCATAGATATCAACGCAAAAATAATTAAACCGGGTGAGCCAATGAAGGCGAAATACCAGATAGTGATTATTCAATTGCACACGAAAACGTTGTATGGCATAACCTTTATTAAGCGGGATAATTTTCATCACGTGGCCTCGACAAATACCTCACCAAATGAAAATTCACGCTGCCCCTGAGTCGCTGCACTATCGCCATAGGGTAAATTGGCATTCGTCTCAGCCTCTGTGTCATAGATAATATTCAGTTGCAGCAGTTCAACAACGATTTCCAATCCACCTTCATTTTCTTTTTTCACCTGAGTTCGGGTATTGGTGATCAGGCAATTTTTATAAGCCGCACCACGACTGGCCACCAGCTCAAAAGGGGTATGTGAACGTTGTAATTCGCGTAATTGCTCGAGTAAGTTTTGCGATCGGGTTGAGCGAGATTGTGATCTTAGCGTACCGGAATAACGGCTGGAGCCTACCGAGGCCGCAATACCAGCCAGTGCTGCGGTCCTGCCTGAAAGCAAACTAGCCGCAACACCGGTTGTGATACTGGCACCGATCCCCAACAACCCGGTAATACCGCTATCTTGTTGAGCCATCAACTCGCGAAACCAGTTATCAGAAACACCAATGGTCATTGTTAAAGCCAACGCGCGAGTGACCGCATTATCGTGAGCCGTGTTAGCATTTTCCAGTGGGAACTCGCTGACATCGGTGCGTAGCTCACTGGACTCTTCCAGTAAAGCGTCAAAATAGAGATTGCCTATCCGGGGACGATTACGGGTAAATAATCCGGTGATTGCCATCAGTAGTGCTCCGTATACATCAGGTCCCTCGCCTGCTGTGCAAGCTGGGTAGTGGCTTGTAATATACCGTTACGAATAGAATCCGCATCGCCACCCACAGTGCCCACACTGATAGTATTATATTGTTCCAACCGAACATCTCCCCGTGGAGACGATGCAGCCATTGGTTGCACTGGGGTGATCTGGCGGTCAGAGTAGCCCTGAATATCTTCCCAAGAACGTTTCGGTTGTGCATAGTTTGACGATGGCAGTGAGGCCCAAACACCCCCTAATTCACCCGTTGCATCAGCAAAATTACCGTTTACGACATTTTCTAACTGGCCAGCTCGCTGGATAAGAAACAATGCAGCAATATCCTGACTGCGTGGTGAGAAGTCAGTCAGATTAAGGGCTTTGGCAGCATCATCCCAAGAGTCTCTGGTGAACTGATACCGCCCTGCAGCAGAAGTTTTATTAGGGGTACCGTCAGGTTGCTTAAACTCTATCAATTTTCGAGGGTGGTCACTGATATCATAAAATTGGTCACCACCAAACAACGTGTTATAACCGGAATTGGCATAACCAGCCGTTCCCTCTGCTTTAGCGAGCATGTCCAGATACTGACGAACGTTTGTGTGGTCAACCAAATGGCTAAGGTTGTTATTCCCTTTTTGATAAAAAATCTCGGGACTATTTGGGTTGTTGGCCGCTGGTGTGAACTGGTTTAATTGCTGTGTGTCGTCACGGGTATCATACAATAGCGGGCTATAATTGGCCGTTTCTCCCGTGTTGGCTAATACCTCTGGATATTGGCGAACATTTGGATAATTAGCTGGGCGATTAAGGCCATCGGTATCGTCCAGATAAGGGATATCAGGATTATTCTTAGCCCAATTCTGACGTTTGAGCGAGTCGGGGTTGCTCATGGCTTTAGCATCATCAGCACTGGTGAAAATATTGCCGGGTGTCAATGCGGCAGTCACCCCGATGGTTACTGGATTAAACAACAATCGCGAGGTCCATCCTCGTTCACCAGCAACGGAGACCGGTGGTTTTCCTCCCGCACGAGGTAATATTCCTCCAACAAACTTTAGTGCACCCGCTGTACCCACGACCCCTGCTGCGGTCAAAATCGCTTTTGACACCTCAGGATTTTCATTAATAAACTGATTAATACTCCCTAATAAGGCATTAATTATTGGTAATAAGTCTCTTCCCATTAAACGTGCCAGATTCTCAAAATTGGTTGCCAAAGTAGCCATCTCTTTATTGAATGCATTGGCAGAGTCGATAAGTTTAGGATCCAGCGGTTTGTATAACGCTTCAAAATTTTTTAGTGAGGTATTAAATTTCTTTATTCCCCCCTCTAACAAGCGAGTAAACGGATCATTATCACCGGCACTAATCCCGTTACGTAGATTTCGCCGCTGATCGTTATTCATTTTCTCGTATGCATTGATCAAATACGTCAGTGAATCCATACCGGTTTTAAGGGCAAACTCTGCGGGATTAAATAAGCCATTCCAATAAGCTTTATCCCCTAATTCGCCTTGAGTGGCACGTTGTTGTAAGTCAGGGATTTTCTGGACAATCTGGTTAGCCGCATCCGGGCTGAGGCCAAGACTGCGCATCGCATAACGTAGGCCGTCAATCTGCTTGACGGTAAAGTTGGTAATCTTACTCAACCTGTCCATTTCTAATACTGAGGCAGATAAATCAGCAGTCAGGGCTTTTAAACCGATACCGGTACCGGCTGCGGCGGCCAGTTGCAATATGCCGTCTTTAATCCCTTTAACGGCATCATTGGCTTTTTGAAAGCTCTTTGCATCCGTTTCCAGGCCAAGGGAAACCAAGAGAGAATCAATTGTCTCAGACATAGAAACCTCGTGATTTAGGTGTGAAAAAGCCCACGCAGTGGCGGGTTGGTATAGAAATAAATCAGATCATTAAGTAATGACAATAAAATCATTTAAAAATAATATATAGCACACCTAGAAAAAACATAAAAATACCGAGTAAATCTATATTATTAAGTCGACTTTTGGCATTCTGTATTTTTATTTTTAACGATTCTAATGTCTTAGCAGCAGACTTTCTTACTTCTTTTCCTTCATCGAATTCATAGTATCTTGAAAATGACTCATCTAAATCAGAAACCAAATGATCATATGATTCTCGTAATACATCATTAGATGTTTTTGTTATGTAATATATCATCCACAATCCAATTAGCACCAACAAATACTCCCATTCATTCGTGACCTTAGCTAAAGCAGCTACCGCTATCAATGCACCAGGAATAGCAAATGCTTTACTTTGACTAGAAGAAATAAAATCATTTATTTTTGTTGTGTACTCGATATTTTTCTTTTCAATTTCTGACAATATGGAATTTACAGAAAATCTTTTTGTGTAAAGATCCAATAAATCATTGTAGCGATTATATACTCTTTCTCCGGCAGTAATAATGTTGTCAATAGACTTATCATCCTTAACAAAATCACTGATAGCTTTTTTCAGTATGGATTTCCGCTCTCCCGACTGAGCATCATCTAAATTTAAAGTCATGATCAGTTTGCTTGCACTATCAAGAGATAATGAACTGAAATTAACTTTCTTGACGCGAGATAAATTATCATGCATCTCTACTACAATTTCCTTTCCTCCCTCATCATCAGGTAGATACCAAATACTCTTAGTATCAAAATGATGGTTTGAGAGTCTTACAAGCACTGTTCTCCATTCAATAAACTGTTTTATGCTATTTATTTCAGGAAAATCATCAAAAGAACTCCGTTGCTCACTTAGTAATAAAAACTTCTCAGGGACCATAGATAGGCTGCAACTTTTTCGCCACAACGAATCTAGAGATGAGAATATTATAGAGTCATCTCTAAAACTCCCACTACCAATGCTAAAAGCCAACGTGTTATCATCGATAATAATCTCTGCTATTAGCCCATACGTTTTCAGTTGTTTCGAGAAGTCTTCAGCTTTAACTGACTGTTCATTTAAACATACAGATACAAATCCATCGCTAAAATCAATAGAGGACAAAGCAAAAGAGTTAACGAACTCTCTAAAATCATCATTAACTGTCATGCCTCCCCCTATAATTTATTTATTTTCACTAAAGATAACATCCATTTTTCCGATGTCTTTCTCAGATAGTTTTATAATTAATAGTCCACCATCTTTTTTATATATTGCCTTTGCTTCGGAATCATTACCTATTCCAATAGCACTAACTGATATACTGCAGGAGTAATCTTTCTCTTCATCAGACAAGTCTATTTTCCCAAATTTCTTTTCTGAATTGATACTTGGCTCGAAATATTTATCTATTTTATAATTACCAAGCAATGTAAATTTAGCAAATTTACCCTTTGCATTAGAATCATCTGCAAGCACTTTATCTATACTGTTTTCTATATCTGAAATTGTAACTTTATTATTTGTCTTATTTTTCAGTTTTTCATGCATTAACTGCTTAACTGAATTCAGTACTTTTATTTTTTCAATAGGAGTTAACTTCATATGAACAATGAAATCTTTTACAGCCTGCTCTGACTCCTCTACACTTCTATTATTATTAAGATCTTCTTGGCAACCAATGGCTTTTTTGAAAAAATTACTATTTGACTTGCCGGTAATAAATTGTAAATAAGGATCGCTTGCATAATCTGGGTATGAAGCATCAAACAATGTAAGATCAACAAAAACTGCTTGTCGCAAAGCATCCATATCTATAGATGGTAGTTTTTTAGGAACTAGGTTTTCATCAAAATTAAAAACACTGTTGTTATCGATCATTATAACAAATAATTTACCGACACTTTCCACTTCATTATCCGTATGATAATGGATAAAAACCACAGATCCTCCAGAAGGTTTTCTTCTATTGAGTGCTGCTTCTGTTTTTATATTATTCATGAAAGCAGTAACGAACGTTTTAAAATCAATACCTGACTTAATGTATTTTTTTAAAACCGAAGCTGTACTATTCGGGAGTTCATTTTTTGTAATAAAACCATGGCTTTTACGCTTTAATTTGAATTTTTTTTCTGCTTGCAATATAAATGATTGAACATCATCGACATCTAATCCCCAGATTTCGCCAGTGGTCGCCTTAAACTCTAGACCACCTATACCTGGTACTACATCCAACCTAGCAGTAATAGCATTGTGTGCTTTATATACGATATCCTCTTTCTCTAAGGACTCATCATATCCACAATCACAAGCCTTAGTTTGCGCCTCTAAGTCAATTTCACGTCCACACGATTTACACAGCTCAGCTGCATGCTCTACCATGATAAGTCCCTTGCAAGATTGGCTAAATATTAAAGTTTACTTAACAATCCCCTATAATAAGCATGTTTTTAAAAATCGTAATCATGTAGTTAAACACAGTATTAATCACTGTGTTTACATACAGTACATCTAAGGTGACAAAAAAACAATAATAAATTATTAGTTACTCTGCTCTCAGTGGTACTCCATCACTGCCCTTTCTTTCAAAAATAGCTGCCATACATGATACTTTATTGCTGGATCCTCCCCCTTTCAACCACCACCACTATCTCATCCAACACATCATGCATCAGTTGCACATCATCAATGGTGTAAGTACCAGGCTCGACCAAAGTCAATTGATCTTCTGCAGTAAAATGAGTGAAATACCAGATCGCATTATTTTCTCCATTAATGCAGTTTTCGACATAGCCCCCAGCGGGTAACTGGCGGTTTTTATTTTTCCATATACCGCACAAAAATTATTTAATGAACATGTATGCTTGGTAATACTCTTTGCCAACCAATATCCGTCAGATCCTCCTCACGGATATTGCCGATTTCTCTACTTAAAATAACTCGAGCATCTTCAAGAGTTCTTTCATACTCAGTTGCCATAGTCCAAAGTGAAGCACCGAACGGTGAATGGAGTTTGCTCAGCCCTTCACTTACAATCTCGGCCTCTTCCCGCATATGGTTAGCAGCTTTGTATAACCATGCCAAAGAACACAGCTCATCAGTATTTATAGTCAGCGTATAGCTCTTCTTCCAAAACGCCCCCTGATACCCTATAGAAACTTCTCTATCCAGGAGATCTAAAACCCATCTACGGAATTTTTTAGCAACAACGGTTCGGGCAAACATTGCCACCAAGTGAGCACCGCGTAGAGAGAAAATGCGGACACGCCTTGCGCGTAACTTGTTGTTTATTCCATTGGTCATTGATTCAATGACCAATGACATCGCCGGAGTGAACTCATCCTTATTCTCATTAAAAAGGTTGGTTATTGATTTTGCACTTTTATATTGTAACGCTGCCGCCAATTCAGAAGATGCTAACCAAATTTGGCTCCCTTCTTGGATAGGGTGGAACTTAGTATTGTGGAATTGGAGTTGATTATTTGCTATACTTTTCATGTCGGTTACTCGCTTAAGGTTGCTGACAAAACGAGGCCCTGATTGTTACTAGCAGTCGGGGCCTCACTATTTTGATTACGCACTCAACTTCTCTTAATGCTACGAGCCAGTCTTTGAATAATGGCTGAGTTCAACGAAATTCCATTCGTTTTTCTTCTCGGTATACAATGTATCCACTACCGCCTCTTTTTGAGACCATAACGAAATAATGTCATTATGACATCAGTTGATATGGTGTCAATATGACAGTATTCTATGATACGGATTTGTATCACTCGATAAGTGCTCAGATGTCAGATAAACCAGTTTCAGCCCAAGATAAGTTTATGTTGCGCCTACCTGATGGTATGAGGGAAGCGATAGGAGAACGTGCCAAGCAAAATGGCCGTTCAATGAATTCTGAGATAGTACAAATCCTTCAAGACGCTATAGATGGGGAGAAAAATTTAACTGACCTCTCGTTACTTATTGAAAAAATACCTTCAAATGCAAATAGCGATGAAATAACTGAAGTTTTCAGGAAGCTGGTTGATCAACAAAATGAACTTCTCAAAAAATTTCTTGAACAAAACAATGTAATGAGAGTAATGCTTAAAGAAGCAAACAAAAGCTGACCAAAAGAGCACGGACGAACCAGAAAGCAAAAGTTCGCTCATTAATCGATGGCCGTATAGTTAATTCCTAATAGGTTTGTTATGGCTCGCAGGAAAGAATTAGTTGGCGTTACACACGGTATTATCCGCTCATTTAATAATAGAAATAATGACATAAATGGTTACTGGGCTATCGGACAACTGAAGTCTTTTGCTGCGCTGAATGGGCTTGCCTCAATAACGTTCAACTTATTGCCAATTGAACCGGCGTTCAATATTGAGCTAATAAACAAAGTGACCAAGAACTACTCCGCTAAGTTGTATTCACTTTTAATATCACAGCGCATACCCGTTGGTTGGATCCAGAATGCAGCCATCGTTATCCAGTTCAGCGGCGTTACACCATCCTTATCAGAAGTGAACCGCTGTTCATTTGGAGAGTTCTATCATTGTTCCTGTGAAGTAATCGACGACAACGGAAAAAGTTACATTGCGAGTGATTATGGGTTTTGCCTGCCGCATTCACCACATAAAGAGTTAAAGCGCTTCACTCGTTAGCCAGATGTCAAAATCTACTGAAAGCCAGCGTTTACGGTATCAGTACTGGTGCAAACGTCATCATTGATATGGACTGTTAAGCTACTTACTCCTTGCCCTTTCAATAACATCAATTAATTCGTCAATCACATCATGCATCAGTTGCACGTCATCAATGGTGTAAGTGCCATCCAGCATATCTGACCACCTCGCCAACGGCGGGCAGAGTTGCCCGGTACCGGTGCAGGGTCGCCATAAAAACCAATCTACACGGGAGGGTTGTGCGGGTTGTTTTCCGCGTTTTTTCCCTCGTCGCTGAGTTGCCAAAAAGGGCCGATATTCTCCCTTAGTACCAGTCCCAACAGTACCAGATAGTAATGTGCCTCATCCTGGAACAGGTTCTCACCCACAGGTACTTTATCTGATTGACGTACAATACTGCCGTTCTTCAAACACAACTCCTTCAACCGACTTAAACTCATGCTATCCACAGTCGCCAGACTTGCCGCAATCCCCATAGCCGTCACATTAGGGCTGATTGCAGGCAATAAACCGGATCTGGCCGCGATTTGCAGCATTTCCACTTGATCTCTGGCCGGGGAGGTTACGCCCTGAAAAACAGTGTCATCAATGATTACTTCAATGTTACGCCCCATATTTATGTTTCCTCTGCGCTGGCGAACTCGAAGATGAACTGTTCGTCATTCACCCCACTTTTCCCCGCACGAGTAGTAGAGCCACGATTGGTCATCACGCCGTCAAATCCGGCAAAGCGCTCATCGGTACCAGTCTGCGAAAACGTGAACGTGGCATCAATACCGGACTTTTCAGCGGCCAGCAGTTGCCGGGCCTGAACCGATCCCGGCATCAGATTTATCGTTAATCGTTTGGCACGGGTTTTATTATCCAGGCGAACAGACGTTCCGCCTATCCCGCGTTTTAGTGCTGCCCTGGGTTCTAGATCTTCAATGGTAATGGGTGGATCGGTATCACCAAAGTCATCAATAGGGATCCCGAAGACCGTTAGATTAGAACCGTCAGCGCCGTATCTGTGCATTGTCATAAAGGATCACTCCACGGTAGCATTGATTTCAGCAACATGACCCGCACGGCCTAAAATCACTAACAAGGTGGTTAACGGGTAAACACGTTTTTTGCGTTGGTCCGCCGTCAGTGAAAGCACATCCTCAGGACGTGACCGGATGACAAAACCAAAATCAGCCACTTTAGTCACACCATCTTCCGGATCAATATAGGAGCCAGTACCCAACACGCCATTATCGAAAAAACGCTTACAAGTGGTAGCGACTGTAGACAGTAACCCGTCGTAGTCCCGTGGGGTTAGTGCCCGTTTGGTGCCAACATTGGCAATGTAGTTGTAACCGTCCACCTGAATATGATTTTTCAACACATCCAGATTGAGCACATCATCGATAAATTCACCGTAGGACGACATCGACTTACTGTTAATCACACGGCTGCTATCAATTTGACCGGCCAATTCAATTTTGGTAAAAAAGACCGCATTTTTGGCTTTTAACGCATTGTAGGCGCTGGTCGCCATATCATCGCCCATGACACCTGGCAACACCTGATACTCACCAGTAATGGCGGTATCTAGCCCGGTTGGCCTGAACTTATGGAATGCCGCCGCCAATTGCACCATTGAATAGGCTTGTGTCGGGTCGGCAGTAACGGATCCAGCCGTTTTATACCCGACAAACACATGCCGATTACCTTTGCTTTTCAGTAGAGAAATGACATCATTATCTTTGTTTTGATCAGCTATATCGACGTCGCTAAATGTCCACCATACCGGATGGCTATTGGCATCAGACCAGTCGGCTAACTGGAGAATAATCTCATTAGTGGTGACATCACTGGTTTTGAAAAAGTAGTGATAGCGCCAAATGCGATCTGTTGCGCTGTTTACCATTTCCATCAACAGATCTTTGGTATTCTTCATCCAGACCGTGATTTGTGGCGGTTTGGGGATCTGCGCAAAATAGCGGGTGGCTATGTGATAAATCGGGCTGGTTGTTTTGAAATCAGCCCCAAGCTCTGGAAGTGATGCATAGTCACGAAATGAATCAGCACCAAACTTCACCCCTTCAGCTAAATCAGACGGGTCAGCAAACGTCAGGGCACTGGAGAAATCACCGTACCCGAGTCCTGCTGCCGTCAGAATAATATTGACGGGAATAATATTATCAACCGGATAAGCCATAAGTACCGTCTCTTTCTCTAATTTGAATGTCAAACCCTGCGGCGCGTAACAGCGCGTAGGATACAGTTTTCTCAATGAATAGATGGATATCAGCCTGATAGCGAGGTTGTAGCCCTGCCTGTAACAACCCTGTGAGATTTCGGCGGTTGCTGACAAAGCGCCAGGCGATCTTGTTGTGAAAAAGATAGTCACTGACGGGCGTCACAAAATTGGCATTGGCTAAATGCATGGCAGCAGTCGCCGCGCCAGCATTCAAAAAATTGACTGACAGCAAAAACACCATTGAGGTACAGGCTGTTTCTCGCAGGTCCTGCCAGTCGTTCCCTAATGCCGGGTCCGTTTCAACAATAACAGGGATAAATTCGCGCTTACGCCGGGTCTGTCCATAGGCTCGTACCGGAATGGGGTTATAAGTGGCGTACAAATCATTACCCACCGGAGGAGTACGGCCCTGGTCGGCTAAGACAACACGGTCGAGAGGGATCTTGGTGGCCAGAGAAATCAATTGCTGAAATATCGGATACATCTCTTCAATAGTTTCCATCAGCCTGTACCTCGATAGCGTTCAACCAGTGCACGGCAAAAATTGCGCCAAGGCCGGTTATCGCAGGAAATGACCCGCCATTGCCGTATTGCCAACCCGTCACTGAATTCCAGCAAATCACTAAACCTCCCCTCGTCATCGGGCCACAGATAATTCACACCATCGTTGATGTATACCACCCGGAGATCTTGTGGATTTGCAGTGCCTCCCATGCCGATGAGCATCTGAATATCTTTCCATTTTACCGACTGAACATTCACTTTTTGCAATTCGGTGACCTGTGGTTCGCCCTGCAGCCAAATCCCACCGGGGCCGCGATAGTCACCGGCAGTCGGTCGAATCAACCGGATGCCACCCTCAATAGGCGAATTAAAGGTGGCATCAATATGCCCATGCATATCCAGACCATTACCGAACATGATTAATCCTCCACAATGTGAGTAATTACGCCCTTTAACATACCGTGGTTAATCAGTGGCGTTGCGGATCCCTTGGCGGCAATGGTTGCGTCAGCGTTGCCGGGTTGGATACCGGCCTCGATGGCCTCCTGGCAATACCCCACTGCACGCGCACCAATCTGATCCAGCATTTGGAATGCGGTGATTTCGCCGCGTGTGACCTGCGCAGTCAGTGCACGAAAAGCTTTTTTGATGTTGTCCTGATTTTGCCGTAGTGGAATACGTAAAAATGAGCGTTCAGGGATACGCCCGTCAGCAGAGCCAAATTCCTGTACCGCACCAATAACTACAATGGGCGCACCATCTTCATAAATACCGGTTCCCTCTGGCAGGCCCACCAGCACCCGACGTTTTGCAGTTGCCCTTTCATGGATCTGGCGCAGTTTCTGTGCCAGTTTTGTCCCACCCCGTATTTCAGCCCGCAGTTTCATACCATCACGCCCCCGGTACCGGCACGACGGCGCAAGCGAAGGAATTCCACGCCGTAAGTAGTCAGTGGCAAATCACCATTAATATTGAGATCGTCAGCAGTCACCGCAGGGACGGCAAAAGAAGTGGATTCATCACCAACAGATTTTGATGAGATGGCATAAGCGGCACCGACATCACCACCGATGGCCCTTTTTCGCATCACCAGTCGGTGGGCGGCAAAGGCAAACATGCCACGTTTTTTGATGGATGCAGGGCGGGCATTATATTTTAGCCAACGTTTGCCGGTTTCCGAATCGCCCTCTTCCAGTGCCTGAGTAACATCCCGCGCAGTCCACAAGGTGAGATCACTGAATTCCAGGTAATATTCACGAAAGTCGGCAACAACTTGATCGGTAATATTCACATTCCCCCCCAAAAACAAAAAACCGTCATTCAGACGGGTTATTAACGTTATCTGCATTATTGGGTGGCGGGTTTGGCTCAGTTTTATTTGCCGCTGCCAGTTTTGCTTTTTTAGTCTCGATAGCTTTTTGCAATGTTTCTGCCTTTGCAGCCGACGGGGCTTTCTTACCAAACAATGCTTCATATTCATCACGAATATCAGTGATGGTCACCTCATTACCATCAGAACGATCATTAGGCGACTCATCAAACTGATCTGCCGTCATCATGCCTGCCTGAGTGAAAAGATGGTTCGTAAAATCACCATTAACCACCACCGAATGACCGACAGCAATCGTAATACGCTGACCGGTTTTTTCATCAGTGACGGTCAGGGGCGAGGTATACAAGTTGGTTAATTCAAACATGATTAAACCCCATCAACATAGTGAGCAGCCTTAGGGATACGCCATTCAGTACCACCAGTACGTAAAATGGCCGGGACTTTGAAGTTGATATTGTCAGCGGTAGCCGGTGCCATAAAACGTAATGGCATAACGTCATGGCCCTTCACTATCCGCATATCTTTTTTGTACACCATCATGCGATCTTTGCCCCTGATGCCCGCCCCAACCAGCAAGATATCGTCTTCAAATCCCATATCTTTGAAGTTGGTCCGCAGGAACTCCAACAGCGTGACATTTGAGGCGTTATGGGTGGATAACATGGTGCGCATCAAAAGCTGATATTGTTCCGGAGGAAGTACAAAGCCATTAGGGCGATGAACTGTCACGGTGTTCTTTAGATAGACCTGATTATAAGCTGCGCCAAAGAAGTCAATAATTGGCTGGGTCCCTTTATTGGGAATGTCTGCCACCAAGGCCTGTAGAGATACAGGGACAGCCTCGATACCTACACTGGAGCAGGTATACAACCCTTCACCAATGTCATCATGGCCTAACAGGTAGATTTTATTCAGGCCTTGCTCAACCACATCACGTACCGCCTGCCCACGTTCAGCATCCAGATTGACGTTATTTTCAATGGCAAAACCAATCTCCTCAATGGAATAGGTGTACCCCAATGCTGCAGTTTTGATTTCATGAAAGCCCTGATTCATGGCGATATCAACAGTGGGCACATCCGTCGAGTTGGGGCCAAAAACCTGTAACTCACCACGGGCATCAATTGAACGAAACGCGACCACTTTTATCCAGTCTGGTGCGCTGTCATCCAGTGGTAATAATGTGTCGTATTTAAACTGCGGGTATTCAAGGCGGTAAATCTGCGACTCAATATGTGCGGCTTGCTGAACCAGAAATGACAGTGCCGATACGGGGCTGACATCAAATACACGTTGTTTCATGACTGTTTTCCTTTAACCGTTTATGCACCGCTACCAGATGCCGTGGTTGACGCAAAAATACCGTCAACACGGACCTCGCCAATTTCGCCTGCTACCACATCATCTACCCAGCAAACAAAATCCAACTTCACACCGATGCCCCCAGCAGTCAGGCGACCTTGATTATCCCCTCTGGCAGTAATGACAGTGACCGCATCACCCGCATTAGCCCCATTAACGCACAGGACAAACATCGGCCCTTTCCGCAGTAAAGACGCGACATGATCCACACCATAACCCACGTCATAATCCGGCGGATTCGTTGGCACGCTATTACTGAATTCCGCCATTGAACGGACGGTAAACCCGATGATCTGTGCTGCCATTGTGGTCGGTGTCACCGGGGCGCAAGAACGAATACCTGCCCCCCGGATCACCGCCCGACCAAATGGCACCATTTCTGTTTCAACGCGGCGGGATATCACTTCGCAAATATCAGTAGTAGAAATTTGCCCTTCGTATGCCTTGTCGCGCCACAGGGTGAAGTCACTCTGCGCAATAGCCATTATTTATCCTCCGGTTGTTTGCCATAACGTTTGTCCAGCCAGGTCTGGCGAACACTGTTACGGACCGACTGAGCATCACCCATTTTGATTTTCGTCATGTCGTGGCCCAAATTGATGATGGAGTCATTAACATCATCTTTATCATCAGGATCGTCGTCATCTTCATTTTCCCGACGCTCTTCTTCCGCATCGAAATACGCCAATACATAGGCATCAGGGGCCTTATCCCACGAAGCGTATTTGCGACATTTGATACCGGCCATATCCAATGCTGAACGTTTAATTTTCAGCGGTTCAACAGAGTCACAAATGAAATCCACACCCGCTATCTTGATGGCAGAGTCACGGGCAGTGATAACATCTGACAATCGTTTCGCAATGGCAGCGTCAGAAGCTTTTTCTTTTAATTGCGCGATCTCTTCATCTTTTGCGTCAGCTTTGGCTTCAGCCTCTTCCCGTTTCTTTTCCGCTTCATCTTTGGCGACTTTAGCCTTCTCCTTACCCTCTTCCGCATCTATGACACGTGTTTTCAGCGCATCAATAGAAGATTGGATCAGTTGCTGGGTTGCTTCATCCGCAACCTCCACACGTGCACCGGCATCCAACAGAACTTTAAACATGGGGTTCACTCCCTCTGGTTTGCGATCAAATAACCGCGCCAGATGTCCGGCTCTGGCCTGATCACACAGCGCGATATGGTTAATGGTGATGGTGCGTTGAATAAATTCGTAAGCAGTACCACAGGGTGCGATACCCGGTGCATGTTGATATTCAGAGGTATAACCGGCTGATAGCTCCTCTTTCTCTTGATTGATTTCATCAATGGCGTATTGATCTTTGATAAGAAGATCGACAACCACATAGTCAGCATCCTCAACATCCTGTCGGCCCGGAGAGATGACGTGCCCCACCGTCACCTGTCTGAACGTTTGGGCATTTACCAGATCATCAGGGTGATCAATCGTGATATCTGCATTGTCGTAACTGGCCAGACTCGCAGGGGAAAAAACTTCTTCTTGAGGACGGTAGACATTCACAATTTGACCGGGTGGCCGATCCGTTAATCCCAGTTCAGAGGCGAGATACTGCTGTACACCGACGCGGGCAACCCGCCCGGGGACTTTTAAATAGCCCTCAGCAGTGATTTCTCGTTGGGAATTAATCGGAAAGGACACACGGTCACGTACCGTGATCCGCATAATAAATCCTGTTAGTAATCAATACCTTTAAGTTGGGGTATCGCGTGACAGCGGCACCCTACATGTGCTTTGCCGGGGAATAACCCTGTTTCTCCGTTGTAGGCTGCACCCCGTAACCAGAGATAAACCCCTACGCCATAACCCACATCAGCGCGGGCAATTTCAAAACATTTGATTCTGGCCCGGGGATATTTACCCGCAGGGTTACCAGATACGCGTACATCTTGCGACGTAGACCAGCGAAAACGGACTATCCCTGCGTTCACCTGCCGTGTATGCGTAATATCACTACGAATTTTGGCAGTTTGGTCGAGGGAAATAAGATGTGATCGCTGATAGGTGGCACCGGTAACCTTCTGGATATTCCTGACCATCGTTGTCAGAGAATCACCTCGCATAATGCTGTCCATAACTTCCCGCTGAATATCATCGAAATAATCGGAGGACAGTGATTTGATCAGTGCAACATTGTTTTCCACCGATGCATCGAAATAATCGACCAATGACTCATTAACCATGAGTGAGGTCATATCGATACCGATGGCGCGATTAATTTGCTCGACAAATGCCGCTGAACTTTCAGACTCAGCCAGACTAACGACGCGCTGCGCTAATCGGTCAATCTGTCTGCCGAAAGTAGACGTATAAAACTTCTCCGATGCCTGCCTGATCGCCTGTTTGATGATATCGATCAGATAACTGTCGGCGGTGTAATTACGGCGTAACACAGGGATTAATACTTCATCCACGGATTGGGCCATTAACCGGACAATGTCACGTAACCGAGCACGATAATAGTATTCGGTTTCATTCGTCTGTTTAATTGGTCGGATGGGGGCTCTGCGATGTGGTGGGATCTGTTTTATCAGCGTCTGAAGTGTTGCCAAGCCTGAACTGATAATCACCTTGTCGTTCGGCGGCCTCGTCATCGGCAAGTCGGGTAATATCATTTTCGTCAATGCCATAAACCCCTTGCTCCATCAATTTACGGGCTACCTGCGATGGCAATACCACTCTCTGCCCAAGGCGAATTTCATCAGCCTGAGCATCTGCCAGCCGTTGTGTCGAAATTTCGGTATCCGTGGGTTGAGACAATGGCGCAAAGGTAAAATCCAGATGATCCGGCATCGTCCCCAGTGCTGAACGGACAAACACCTGATCCAGTCTTTTCAAAAATGGTCGGTATTTCGCTTCCTGATCCCCCTTGATAGTGCTGAAATAATTGTTCTGATCACCTTGCCCGGAGTCGCCCAGCCCTTTTGCCTGCACGCCGAACAATCGGGTCATGGGAATACCTGATGCGCCGGATGTCCATTCCATCAGGGCAGCCAGTACTTCCCCCAGACCACCAAAGGATATCTGTTTGCGATCCAGTACCTCATCGGTATCCAACAAAGCTAGCCGGAAGAGTGATTTCATCATGCCAAAAATGTGATAACGCTTTGCTATCGCCTCATCCATATCACCAGAAGAAAGATCATTCGCCAGATTCTTACGGTTTATGGTGTCGATATTGGCTTCCATAATCAGTGAGGAAATCCCCCCTTTGGCCGCAACTGCATCTTTCACGTCTTCAAGGCAACGTCTTAACCGGCTGTCATCCCAACCACCATTGATCATGCGTAACCGCATTGGTAACGCTGCGCCGGGTGCTCGAACAAAATGGCTGAAATGAATGAGCTGTTGACCACCGTTAACCCGATAATAATCTGGCTGCATAAAATTCTCAGCGAGAGGATCGGACACGTTATATCGCTGACCGTTGATCAACATACGGTCTAAAACCAAAAGACGCTTCAATGAGCCTTTTTTTATTTTACCCACCTTAAGTGGACGAGAGAGATCCTGATCAGTCAGCATCAAGACACCCGCACCACCGTATAACCCAGCCCATTTAAAGGCTTCCTGTGTCACACACTTAATATTGAAATGATTTTCAACATCACGCAGTATTGAGGCATCATCAGATGGAAATGTCCGCCACTCACGGGTGGCGTCATCTACCGGGATATCGATGATTGAACGGGCGATCCAGTTTTCTGTATACGCCGCTTCCAGTTCGGTAAAGTCCTGCATCACTCCATACATAAATCGGCTGTACATGCGCCGGTCACGGTCGGTCCCCATACCTGTCATTACATTCGCCAGACCATCAGCTGTCAGGCGAATACGGGGTTTACCGCTAAAATCCAGTTTTTTACTCATCGTTAAACCCACTTGTCGTAACTGATGCTGCCACCAGCAATTAATTCGATCTCTATCGAGTCCATGATTGTGTCGAGAATGTCGTCGTTTTTGTGACTGTCATCAGCAGAGAAATCGGCACATTCAGTCAGTGCAGGCATGACCCAATCAGTGGCGGCAGCAACAGTGCCATCCCAGTAATAAACCTGCGGGATTTTTTGGCCGTCATCAGTCATTAGTGCCGGAAGATAGACACAGCCAGTTTTCATCTGCGGGATGGTATTCAAGCAGCGGATCAGTTTGTTCTGGCCTGAACCACGGGGAATGGTCAGAACCGGAATGCTTTTACGTTTTACCAACGTAGTAATCAGACCTTGACCGGCCTGCTTATCCTCGATACCCATATGGCGTAATGGCGCAGGGCGTTTGGGATTATAAGGCCGCCACTTCTCCCATAGATCCTGGGCGGTGGTCAGTAAATCTTCCGGGTCCCACCGGCCACGTACACTGTCGATAATGTAGAGATTGCTATCAACGCCCATTCCCACCAGCGTAAAGACGGTGTAGTCGTTGTAATCTTCAATTTTTCCGGAGTTGGTATCGACATAAACCGCCCGATGACTCAGCGGCGGTAAATGGGTGTAGCGCTTAAACCAGTCAGTATCGATTAACCCGCCTGTCAGTGCGCGTGGTCGCTGCATATACTGCGACATAAAAGTGTATTCGTCGCTTTCCCACAGGCGCAGCAAATCACCGATATCTTCATTTACCTGCCAGTAGGACCAGTAACTTACGCCGCTAACCACCACACTTTCAGTATGTTTAACCGAGAGCCAACATTGAGAGCGCCACGGCTCCGGCAGTGTATCTATGTACTCTTCACTGAGCAGAGCCGGAATGGTGATATGGTGAAAATCTATCCCCATTTTGCCGGAAAGCATAAAGCCGGTAGCATCGTCGGTATGCAACCGCTGCTGAATAGAGACGAACGGTGTCGGGTGCGCTTTGCTTTTATCGCCGCGCCGTGAGCGGATGGTATTCACCAATAAACGGTTAGCGCTGGTCCGTTTCGTCGCCGAAAACATATCATCGGGTTTGTTGTAATCATCCAGCCCGACAAAACCGGAGAAATCCGGTCCCGGATAACCCGCACGGCTACCGGTTAATTGGCCACCACTGGAGCGGGAGACCGTCTGCCCCACCGTCCGACCTCGGCTATTAACGATTTCCCATTCTTCCGCCTGATTCACCCCAAAGCGGCAAGGCCATAATGACTGGTATTCAGGGCTGGCGATAATATCGCGGGTGCGGCGGCTATTACGCTTTACCAGCGTATCGGCAAACGACACATTGAGATTACGAAAACGCGGTAACTTGCCCGTCTGCACCAACATATTGATATAGGCAGGCAGATGAACCGAAATGAATTCTGTTTTAGTCCCACCGGGTGGCACGTTAACAATCAGATTGCGCGGTTGCAGACGGTTATTAACCAGGTCATCCAGCGTCGAGGCCATCATTTTATGATGCCAGTTCACCAACAGCCGATCACTCTGCAACAGCTCAAACCAGATACGGGTAAAGTTGAGAAACGATTTCTCAGATCGGGATTTCAGGGCGACACGCGACGGGAAATCCAGATTTTCCCATTCGAGAATATCGCTCATGTGGTGATCCTGCTATCGCGCCATGTTTGGGTGATTTATCGCCATTATTCCCCTTGCACTTTTTGCCCGATAGGGACAAAATGACATTTGTAATTACAGATGTCATTACGTAAGTGAGGTTCAAATATGGGTAATATTAATATTCGCATTGATGATGACTTAAAAGATCGTTCTTATGCGGTACTGGAAAAACTGGGCGTCACCCCCTCTGATTTACTGCGCCAGACGCTGGAATATGTGGCACAAAGTGGCAAACTGCCCTTTAAATCCGTGTTGCTGACTGATGAAGATCAAGCATTGGTCGCCGTAGTCAGAGAACGTTTAGCCAATCCACAACCGGTCAGGGTGTCACTGGATGACTTATAATCTTGATTTTGATCGCCGGGCGCTGAAGGAATGGCATAAGCTCGGCGATACCGTACGTCAGCAATTTAAGAAAAAGCTGCTCGAAGTGATTAAAAATCCACGCGTTGAAGCCAATAAACTGCGCGACTTGCCTGATTGCTACAAAATAAAACTACGCAGCGCCGGATACCGCCTGATTTATCAGGTGCAAGACGAAAAAATCACGGTTTTTGTGGTTGCCGTGGGTAAACGGGATCGTGAAGAAGCCTACGGTGAAGCTGGCAAGCGCGTCTGATTGTCAGTATTCAATCCAACCCCGGCAATTTACCCTCTAACATCTGCTGAGCGTTCGAATAATCTTCTGGCTTGTAATTCACCTGGTTAATGGCACCACCATCAGGGCCGCTGATTTCGGTTTTATTTTTCAGCATACCCAAATGCTGCCCAACCATTTTTAACGCGTCGTCCTGATTACGGGTAATGACCTCTAAGCCAAACTTACCTTGCTTAACACCAGCATAAAGACGACGGGCTGAAACCGATAAATCACGCGAATCATGAAAATGTGCCCTGCCTTGTCCCTCCCCATTACAACGTGGACAATCCGGATTGGGATCGAGCGTGCTGTCAAAACCATAACCGCCATCATCCAGTGGCGCAGGTTTTCCGTTATTGGTTCTTTTCTCTGATTCTTCCTGATATTCCTGCTCGTTAATCCACTGGTATTTATTTTCAATGCCCCAACAGTGACGGCAGCATAAACGGCGAAACTCTGAAATTTCGTTGGCGTTGGCTGTTGCAATATCCCACCACCAGCTTAAAACAGCATCCTGCGTGATATGTGTCCTTCTTTCTCTTGCCGCCATGGTATCGTGTATGGCTTTGTTTACTGATACGTGACGATACAGTCGACGGGCAGCAGCGGCACCGGTTAATCCCTTACATTTATATCCGGCCCGTTTATAAGCAGCCGTTTTATCTAAATCAATTAAATATTCACTGACGAATTTTGCCTGCATATCGTTAAGCCCATATCTACGGGCAATAGAGCAGCTTTCTTCAATTTGATTTTCATTTGGTGAGCAATTTGCATCAATTTGGTTTTCAATTGGAGAAATTAATTTTTTAGTCTTGGTTCGCAGGTTCGCACAGGAATTATGCGAACCTGTTTTGCGAACCTTTTCGGGCTTAGGCCAACTGTCGGCTTTAGCCTTCTTCCGTATTGCTGTATCACTTACATCGTACTTTTTAGCTAATGCACGAACAGAGAGCAGCCCGGTACAGTATTCGCGCTTTATCGCTCCCCAATCCGGTTTTTTCATTTTTTACTCACATTTTGGTTTTAAATATTCCAGCAAGAAAATCATGGCTCGCGTGTCGCCTTTCTTGGCTTTGATAAAAAGCGAATTTGACAGGTCGGCTATCCCTTTAGCCTTTCCCCGGCGTACTGTCAGTCGGTAAAGTGAAATAGCAGGTTTGTCTCTTCGTAACTTATCAATATCTATATCCAGTGTGTCAGCTATCTGTTGTTCCGTTAATCCACGCCCAGCCAATGCCTCGACCTTATCAAGTATCGGCTTATCCATCGTCATACCCTCTTTGGATAGGGTTTATGACGTGATAGCAGAATTTTTTTCATTTTCTTGTCAAGGGGCATCAGGTATTTATGCTTTCCTGCTGTCTTGAACTCTTGGGCGTTGGGGTCTAAATACTGTCGGATTGATTCAAGACTTTGCTTTACCCCTTTGGCAAAAATGCTGCGCGGGTGAGTTTTCTTACCTTTGATAATGAACGCCCCCACTGTTCCGGCACCAAATAGCCCCTCATATATCCAATTGGTGGCCTGATAAATTCCGCCATGATGATTTTGATCTTTATCTGCATAGGAGACGATTAGTCGCAGACCGGGGCAAACATCAGCAAGAAATTTAATCGCTTTTGCCAATATCTGACTAACTGGCGATATGTGCTGACGTAATGCCACACGGGTAAGTTCGCACACTTGATCCTGCTGCAAACTGTAAGGCTGCCCAATATGGTTATTGGCACCGCGGCTAAAAATAACGACACCAATAAATTTCCCATCTTCCCACGCACCCACTTTTACCAATTTTCCCACTGGTACCGCTTTGGCATAATGCCAGTTAAGGCAGGCAAAGCTGGCAGCCTGATGAGTCGCCCAATCCACCGTGAGTGTTGTCATAGAACACCCCCACAGTGTGGGCAGAGCTTGGCATCCAGATGATCGAGCTTTCCCTGACCATCTTCGTTACCAGGCAGAAAATCGAGATTCAACATTTGATCGATTTCATCAGACAAAAATCCGGTTAGGCCAAGGTCAAAATTTTCTGCCAATAAATCACTTAATTCCAACGTTAGGAAGTCCAAATCCCATCCGGCATTCAACGACAATTTATTGTCAGCAATACGATAGGCTTTTTTCTCTGATTTTGTTAAACCACATAACGTGATTGTGGGTACATCTTCAATACAACACTGCTCTGCAGCCAGTAAACGGCCATGACCTGCGATAACCTCCCCTTGCTCATCAATCAAAACCGGATTCGTCCACCCAAATTGTTTGATACTCGCGGCAATTTCATCTACCTGATCCGCTGAGTGTGTTCGTGGGTTATTTGCATAGCCCATCAGCAAAGTGAGAGGCTTGTAGAGTATCTCCAATTTTCTGTGATTTTTTTCTATGGCCATGGTGTATGTTCCAACTAAAATGACCCTGCTCTCGAGAGCAAGTGGGCCTTGGTTCGTACTCATGACCGATCCTGTGGGTATGAATGGCCGTTAGTAGCTACAACTACCAGCGGTCGCCCACCTTCCTAAATAAAAAAAAACCACCAGCAACCATGCTCAGGGTGAGCGGAAAGTGTCACTGATGGCTTTGCTTGCGCATTACATAACAGCCTCGCAAAGCTGCTGTGTGATGACATTTATATATAAACAAGTTATGGCAAACACTGAATCGCTTTGCTCATGTCATTGTTATTAACATTACACTGCAAAGATTAAACTCCATTAATCAACATTCATAATTAATATATCTTTTATTGAAAGGAATACATCATCTCTTGAATTTGATCTTTTTATATAATTTAGATGTGTTTCGTAAAAAGGTAGAAATTTATTTTTAATTTCAACTTTCAAATCACCTTCATTAATTAATGCGAAACATTCATAAACATGATCAAAAGCCAATTCAAAGTTGATGAATTTTTCATCATGAATTACATGTCCTTCAAACTGAAGTGGCATATTTTTAAGGGTATTTCTATATCTTATAACTGCTGTTTTATATGATTTTACTAAACTATAGGTTTCCTGATTTTTCCATGCATTTAATGCTCTCATAGCCATCAAAGCAGCAAATAAAGTAGCTGCAGCAGCACCCCAAGTTCCAACCGTACCAGCCAAGGCTATCCATTCACTAGTTGTCATGATTTCCCCAGAAAAATACCACAATGTATGTTAGTTCAGACTTACACCATCCCAAAAGCTAATTACCCATCATTTTATGCATATTAATGAATTAATCACTTAAATTTTTTTATTAACTTTACTTGTAGATTCGTCCAACTAGTCATAATGTTTTTTTATAATTATATTTCCTTTCCACCCAATAACCTCATCGAGCCGCCCCTTACAGATCCGCAGCTCACGTTTTAAAGCCAGCGCATACAACCCGCTATCACCCCACGTAGTACCGACGAACTCCGGCACTTCACATTCAATTAATGCAGATTCTGACGGTAGCAATACAGGGCAGGTAACTGCCGGCCGTGGTACCGACTTATTCGCGCAGGATGTTAATGCTAGCGTCAGGCATGCGCTGAATAGCACACTTATCATCTGACGCCGCCGCCAGAAACCGCTTAAGCCGGTCTTCACTTTCATTGCGTAGTTTCCTTTCGCTCTCTAGCTGACGGGCTGTGGCTGTACGGTTGGCGGCTTCATTCACCTGGTATGCATCGATGATGTTGCCCAATGCCGTGTTTGTGGCTTGCTCGGCCACCAGCTTCGCTTCCGTTTTTTTGACCTGATTTGAGAGGCGATAACTGTTAAAGAACAAAGCCGACACAATAACCACCAGCAAAGCAATGACTATTCCAATGGATTTATTCATCCAGCCCCCAGCACGTCAGTTCGCTTTCCTGTGCGCGGCGCTCTATCTGTCCGTAGCAATTATTGGACCGGATATTGCAGTCTTTACCACCGTCACGAACCCATCGCTTGATTTCAGCACAGGCCCCCTTTTGGTCACCGGCATTAAGCTTTCGGTAAAAAGTGGAAGTAAAACATTTACCAAGTCCAATGTTATAAGGGCAAAATGATGCAATGCCCGCCTTTTGTGGTTCTGTCAATGTGACTTGAATATTTTGCTCTACCCACGCTAGTGCATTATCAGCTTCCAGTTTATTCACCTCACTACACTTCTCTGCTGTCAGCCTCATTCCTTTCATTACCGGCTTACCATCAACTCGCGTGACGCCACGGCAAATAGTCCAGATATTCTTTCCGTCCAGATAAGCCGTCAGCCTGTTGCCTTCTTTTTCATCCAGAAACTGGCTAAGAATGATTGATGCTGGAACACCCGCGATAACAAGACCAAGAACAGCGGCGCTAATTTTAGTTTTAGTCGATGCCATTATTCACCGTCCTGTTTATATCCGTGCCGCCGGTCCCATATCTTCACACCCGCATTCAACAAAAATGTCAGGACCATAAAAAGCAAGGAGCCAAGTACACCAATTACCGTCCATTCATCAGGGGTAAATCTTGCTATTAACTCCTTAACCCAAAAAATGAAACTACTGCCAGATACGGTATAGGAGACCGCTGTAGTGATATTACCTATTCTCATCGTCTCCCTCCCTGAAGGATAGGTTTTTACAACACACAGAATAACCACAGTAAATATGAAAGCATTATTGTACTGCGCTTAGTTTTGTCAGCATTTGACGGAAAGTCTAAATTTAGGCTATATTCAGACTCTCATAGAACCCTGTAAGTCACACTGTCGGGGCTGTAACCTGATAGATATTTAACGCTTCCGACCTCACGATGTCTGTATGAAGCGTATACACGTAGCCTTCATGATTTTTATAGCGGAATGAATCGCCTTTTGACGCAGGAGTCGCCGATGAGAGTAGAAACAATTAGTTTTTTGAAAAAACACGCAGCTTCACTGGAGCTATCAGAACCCATTTTAGTCACTCAAAATGGAGTGCCCGCTTATGTCATCGAATCTTACGAGGAAAGAAAGCAGCGAGATGATGCTATCGCATTACTCAAACTGCTTACGATTTCAGAAAAAGACAAAGCAGAAGGCCGTGTTTACACTCGCGACCAATTATTGGCAAATATTTAGCTTGTTACTAACAGGAGGCACAAATGATAACTCCCCCGACAAGCCATACAGCCAATATCGAATACACAGAAACCGCGCTTTCGTGCATAAAAAGAATTGCAAGTTTCCTAACTCAGGTAAATGTTGAGCCAAAGCCAATTTTAGACGCGGCATTAAAAGAGTTTGAAGCCAGAGTGAGTACTTTTCCTGAAAGTTGCCAAATCGCGCCCCAACTCCTATCCATTGGTTGCGCAAAATATCGTGAATGCAACACGAAGAATGGATATCGCATTATCTACAGTGTCAGTGCCACGCTTGATGAAATCACATGTCATGCGATCCTCCGCCAAAAACAGGATCTACAGGGCTTGCTTTTTTCACGTATTATCGAGCGATAAAAAATATAAAGTATCTAAAAACAATAAGTTAAATCTATATTGTTATAAGTGAATTAATCAAAATATCTCGCGTAATATTCTTTGTATTAGCCTATCACTACTGACCGTATAACCATTATTATCACACTAGCGGGTAAAATTCGTAACGAATAGCTTTTTTATGTAATTTTTTCAATTTCAGATTTATGTGTCCATTCATCCATTTCTAATTTTGCCCCGGACATAATCAGGCAGGCATCCACGAAGGTTTCAGCCATCATGAGTTTAAGCCTGATTTTTCCCTCTGAGCACTTCTGTTTTCGCGCGATGGCCGACTTCGAAATACCTTTTTTGTAATGCTGCTCAATCAGAGCATAGTCTTCATCACGGCCAACTTTTTTTAAGCTCCCTACAGCAGCATCGACTACCAGACCATCACTATCACAGCACGACAGACGTGATTTTGACGTATTCGGCAATACCCCTTTAAACCCGGCAGCAATGTGAGAATAATCAACACCGCTATATTCATTCGCCGCCCACCCTCCCCAGCGCTCCAGAACCAGTTGAATATCACGTCCTCTTTTTCCACATTGCTGTGCTGAATTATTGTTCACCGGGTTCATAGCTTACCCTCCTGCCTCAACACAGCCTGTGTGCGCATAACACCTTCTGCGTGGTACAGTCGGACTGTCTCCCTATCAATAAAACGGGTACGCCGGTCACATTCGTTATGACAAGCACTGCATCCCCATGCTGCCTGCGCATCAGATGGTTTTATTCCCGTACCGCATGTACCAGCAAGCCGATAATGAGTAAGTACCACCGTTTCAATATCGCTATTGCATATTCCAGGTATGCGGATCTGGCACTCACGCCCTCTCGCCTCTTCACGTAAATTAGCCATAGTTCCCCCTAAGCCGCATAACTCATGAGTTGACTGGCGGCATTTTCCACCTCAAATGGATTATTGAAGGATTTACTGAGAATGAAAGTCCACAGAACATTCAGTGTTGATTTGTATAACTCGTTGAATTCCAGCTCGTCCATTTTCGCGAATGAAATAGAGCGAGGTTCACGCAGCGTTGAGCCGTCCGGTAATTCGAACAGGTCATAATGGCCAGATTCGACAGTCACCCAACGGCGGAAAGCATGAAATGATTTTGCAGTAGATAAGTTCGCTGCCCGCTTACCGGCCACCAGCGCCAGATAATCGTCAGCTATCTCATGAAGTACGCCCTCATTCCCAACATAGGAAATAAGTTGGCTTACATAGCCACGCAGGAATTTAAGTTCGAATGGTGATATTGCCCCGCCCTTTGGCTCCCAATATTCAAAGCCAAGGTTGAGCAACGAGAAGAATTTACGGTGAAATGGTGCATTACGCACACGTTTAAATTCGCCAGTGACAATAGTCCCCAGCTTGGTGTTTTTGACAAAATCCTCAGCATCCGGCGTGGCCGGTACCAAGATCCCACCAGCGGACTTAGTAAAACTATACTGTGCCATGTCCACACCCCCCGGATATATAGCACAGCAGTACGACGTTTAGGTTTTCGGGTGTTCAGCCCGATATATATAATAGCAGATTCACTCACGAAGATAAGATCATATTTCCTTCTCAATAACTCCCTCAATATGGCTCCTTGCTATTTCTATATTTGCTCCTACACTTACATTTTTTAATTCAATTTAGCTTGGCAGGAGCGAAATTGGAAAACATGACATTGGAATTTCTCAAGTCGGATAGTACAATCTGGCAACTAGCGACACTTATCTGACCCAATGCATTGTTGATTTAATAATATATAACCCAACCGTTAAGAGGATGTTATTATTGACATTTCTTTACCAAGAAGAATGATAAACACTATAAACCCCCAGAGAAATTAATGCTATTATTCATAACTGGCCGAACAGTCGATATACATTTTAAATGTAAAATAAAATACAAACCATTGAACGTTAGTACTGCTTTTTTCGCAAAAATAAACCCACCAGAAATCCGCGAAATTTTTAAGACTCATTCTATAGTATAAGCTCCATTGCCCCATACTACACCCTAGATAATTCGAGTTTCAGGAAAGCGGTAAACGAGATGATTATAGTAAGTGATTCGGGTTATTGGCCCCAACCAACGCACATGTAGTATGACAGCCATACAAGCAAGAAATATCTTAAAATTTCATTTTTGAGTTGTTTGCATTAAAAAAAACAAACATATCAAGTTAATATAAAATACTGAATTCGTATTTTATAAAATTAAGCCAAACAACTGAGTCTATAAGGATATTTTATGAGTTTTAATACCTATTTAAAA